CAGTAGTAGATAAACTGGTAATTGTAGTAACTACGTGTTCTCTAATTGTTTTTCTAATGTGAGCCATATTATCCTGATAATGTAAATCTCGTTACTCCTGTTCCATCAGGAAGTATTTCTTTAATATAATAAGTAACAGTATCAATAACAAAAGTATCATTGAAAGTCGCATCAGAAACATCGCTTGATTTACAAGTAAAAACTGGAACTTCTTCTATAAGTCCAGCTTCGCCTACACTTTGTTCTACTGATTCTTTGTCAAAAATACCTTTAACTGTTGAACTTGTACCAGCACTTACATCAGCAAATGTAGCTGATTTAGCAAAATCGTCTGTATCAAAGAATATTGCTCGTTCTGTATCTGATTCTATTGCCATTTTAATTTGCTTTCTTTAAACATTTTGTTAATACTTTTATTAGAGATGGATTGGCCATGAATATCTTTTCAAAACCATTACCTACTGCAAAAGCAATAGGTTCTTCCCCTTTAGTATTAACATCAATATTTTCCATATTCATTATTATATGAAACAACTCGTGGAATAAAGTATTAAATAACTTTAAACCTTTCAACCTTTTGTCTATTTGTAATAAATGTAAATTCGGATCATATAGACCAAAACAATCATTTAATAAGACATACTGAATTTTAATTTTTCTTTTACCATATTTGATAAAAGGTAATTTCACTAGAATATTAATGAAAGTATAATTATAACAACGACAGCAATCCCAATAGATACTTTAGGGTGTGCCTTTGCTAATTTATACCAATCTTTTGTGTTGGTAATCATAAGACTCCTCTATTTCTTTTTTTTTGAAAATATACTTTTCTTTTTTACAGCTTTATTTTCAGGTTTCTTAACATCTTCGGCAACAGCAATAGCGTGTCCATTTCCAATCAAAAGATTAGTGTCTGATTCAGACGCTTCTACCACTTTACCTACTTCAGCTAATTCGCCTTTAACAAAAGTCTGTTTTAACATTTTTATCTTCATAATGACTCCTTGTATCTAAAAGAAAAGGCGAGGTCAACGCCTCGCCTAATCTTCTGTACTTACTAATAATTTAATATTAGCTTGTTATATCTTTAATCGCCGCAAAACTTTCTGCGTGTCTAACAGCAACATCAACATCATATAAACCAATTATTCTAGTACCACCTTTAGCAGCATTAGTATAAGGGTCAACAGATATATCCAGACTGCCCCATTCTCCAATGATAAGATCATTAAAGTTACCAAAAGTAAGAGCAGAACAAGTTCCACTTGCTGTACCTTTAGTTAGGTTGTCAGGAGAGTTTGTCGTTGTAAAGACATTATATCCCATAAGTTTAGCTTGATCGTTCATGATCATAACAGAGTCAGATGAACTAACTTTTGCTGCTGCCATGAAACGAGAAACTTGAAGTGGAGAAGTAATAAAAGATAACGCGCCTACATTTGCATTATCAGTAGCAACTTCTTTCCAAGTTTCAACAACTTTTGCCCAAGTTCCAGCTCCACCATTCGTACCAATAGCAACCGCTCCAATTCCACTAGTACTTAAAATACCAGTAGGAGTGTTTGAAGTGCCATCGCCTTGAATAGCTTTTTTATCAACTTCATTAGAAAGTGATTTAATAATATCATTTCTAACAATAGTTTCTATTGCTGGAGTAGATTGATGCATTAAGTGTCTTGATATGTCAGTGAATGTTCCTAACGTTTTAGGAGCCATTGTAACTTGTCTGTAAGTTGTATTAACTTCCGTTACAGCCGCATTTTCCGCAACCCAAGACGCAGAATTAACTGCATTTTGTGCTGGAATTGCAACTTCACCAACTAGACCACTTAAAAATAAAGCACCAGCTTGTTTGACAACCATGTTTGCTCTTAGTGCTTCAATAAATGAACCAGCTAAAAGATTAGTTGCAACCAAGTGGCCACCATCTGCCCCTACGCCTTGAATCAGATCTCTTTTCCATCTTATGTCAGATGGTATAAAGATACCTTTAGGACTTTTGCCTGTTTGTCTTGAGATTTCATCAGACGCTTCTTTTTCAAGTTCAGCACCAGACCAATTTCCAGATACCATTGCTTTAACAGCTTTAGTAATAGAATAATCTCTTGCTTCATGATTAGAAAGTCCGATTTCGTCTTTCTTATCCAAAGGTTTTGCTTCGCCAAGTTTGTTTAAAACAAGTCCTCTAAATTCAGAAATAGAAACATCATCATTAACTGCCTTACTTGCTAGGTCAGAACAATTATGTCTTGAACCTAAAGAAGTAATTTCTTTAATTCTAGCTGTTTCGTTTTTCTTCGCTTTAGCGATTTGTTCTTCAACATTAACTTGTGGAGCAACGTTTGGAGTTTCTTTGTTTTTTTCCATTGTTTTTTCCTTAGTTATAATCTCAATAGTTTCTTTAGGACTATCTTGATCGGTTGAATTATCATACCTACTGCGTCCTACGCCAACAGTTGTGTCTGCTGGTACGGAAACAATAGACGCTTCCAATGGTTTCCAATTAACACGATAAGTTGGCTTATCCTCACCTTTATCGCCTTTAACTTTGTCCATCTTCATTATTTCATAGCCCACACTCACATTACTGCGAATGCCATCTATGACATCACGAAAAACCTCGTCAGCTAGTTTTGATTTACCAAATCTAACGACTGCACGACCGACCTTGTCGGCATCGCTGATTGTAGCTTCTTCTATGACTCCTATTTGCTTTTCAAAATTGTGGTTGAGTAATAAAGGTGCTCTACCACTAGCAATAAATGAAAAATCCACGTCTTGTGGATCATGACTTAAAATTTCTTTTCCAAAACTTCTATCGTATGGTTCTTCAGAAGAAAACGACAAATTAACAGTTCTGTTATCTTCGCTAATTTCCTTTGTATCAAACCCAAATATTCGATACAGTTTTTTATTATCTGATTTTTGTGTAATCATTTTTTCTTCAATCTTAGTATTTTTGTCTTCGTGATTTTCTTCCTTATTCTCTTTAGGTTTCGATAGTACAGTATTTTTGATATTAGGTTCTTTACTGAACCCTTTGTTGTCCAAGTCATCTTGTACAATCTCTTTTAAATTAATCATATATTTAGTGTCTATTATTTTTCTTCTTCTTCTTCAACCTTTTTGTCAGATTCAGATGGTGTAATCATTGGTTTAGCACCAAATGGTTCAAATGATAAATTGATTCCATACTTGGCGGCTAACTCTTTTTCAGTTTTAATACTAGCAAAAACATCTTCCACATCTCTCCCATAACCAGCTTGAACATCTTGGAGTGATAAAAACCCATTAGACATTCCAATTTGTAAAGCATCAACTTCTTTTTTAGGGTCAATCCATTGCCAACCACGAGGTCTCCAAATTGGAGAATTAAATTTATTATATTTACCTTCAGGAAGATTGTTTAAATTACCAGCTAAAAAAGCCATTTCTAACCATTTAGCATAAACAACATTCATAAAACCCTCAATCATTCTATGCTGTTCACATTGATAATGACTTCTTTCTTCTAAAGCACCTTGTCTTAAACTAGAATAGTTCACGCTTTCTAAATCATTAGCCAAAGTGTTGTAACCAATATTTAAACTACTGGCTATTGAACGTATGATTGCTTTTGTAAAATCTTTAAATGCACTTGTAGGATGTTGAGGGTCAAATGTTTGAAATTCTGTTCCCACAGGTAATTGTTCAAATGTGCCTGGTTCTGCTGACATTATAGGATTATTGGTATTAGTTTTATCTTCCCCAGTATAACTAGCTCCATCTCCTGATTTAAAGAAACCCATTTTAGATGCACCTACTCGTGCCGCAACTAATTCTGCTTCCATATAACCATCCAGCATTTTTAAACTTTTTAAACAAGATGATAATGGTGGAACACCCCTAGTTTGATTGGGTCTTTCCTGATGATAAAAATGTATAATTTCTTCTGCTGGAATAATGTTATATCTATCTCTTGAATATGTTTCCATAGTTTTAAAATCATCATGGGGGTGTGTTTTTAAAATATGATATGAAATTGGTTTACCAAAAGGATTAATTTCAACACCCATTCGGATTGTATTACCATTGGTCAAATTATTGTTTAATTCATGATCTAACCTATCAGTTTCTATAAATTCAATAGCAATTTTATATTTATTATCAAAATTATTAATAACTCTGACTAATACTTCTCCATCTCGTGCATAAATTTCTGAAAATAGTCTTTGGCATTCTAGAAACGACAACTTACCATCTGCCGTACAATTTCCCTTTTTATTCCACTCTTTCCATCTCATTTCAATGAGTGAGTTAGCGAAACTATCAAGAGCACCATTGGGGTCTACACTTCTAACTTGTAGGTGCATACCTCTTGGGCCTACAACATTGTCAACATAGGAATTAATATATCTTCTAGCGTATGCGTTATTTTTTGCTAAATCTCTTGCTCTGTTTCTTAAAACTTGAATACTTTGTTTAATTTCACTATCAGCTGACTTACTAACTTGAACAAAATTACTTAATAGTCGGCTAGTACCAGCTCCACTATAAAAAGACCTTGTATTTCTTCTTCCAAAAAATTTTGCTATTCTATCACGAAGCGTCATCAAATCTAACCTTTACTATTGCACCTGAGCCTTCATTATTTCCTATTCTAAACTCTTGTATTTCTCTTTGATATTCAGCTTTATAATAATCTCTCCATTTTAGCAATTCTTCAACAGTTAATTTATTAAGTGAACGACCAGCAATAGAATAACTAGATACATCGGAGTCTGCCTTTCCTTGTAATAGACTTTCAAGTTTATCAACCATTATTTTTGCATGACTACGAGTATCTGTTGTAGTCGCAAAAAAATTATCTTTAACAGTTATTTTTCCTGAATCTATAATTAATGTTTCACTATCACTTGTTTGAAGAACCTTTAAAAACCATTTATAATCTCCAGCAGTATAATTTGCTGTTGCAGAATTATCTAGTGTAAATGTATATTCTGTTCCTGACTCTGTAACTGTAGCTGAAAATCTTGTTGAACCATTACTTTCCAATGATGCTTCCCAAACCATAGAATGACTTGATGGAGCATAATCAGTACCTAAATCAGTTCTTTTCCAAACAACTGTTTCGCCTTTATAAAAAGTTATTGGTTCTTTTTCTGGTACGTCTGTAAATAGATTTGCCATTTAATTTAATTTTTCCACGATGAAACGAAATTACCTTTTTTGTTACGATCTCTCAACCTTGAAGGGTTTTTTTTTGTTTGGGCTTTTTGTTTTGCTAACATTTTTAAATCTGCGTTAAGAACAGTTAAACTTGCCAAAGCATAAACTCTGCAATCTAATGCTTCGTTTCTTGATCTGGTCAGCACCCATTCTCGTCTTTTAAATCCTCGTCTATATTTTGTTACAATCTTCTCTGCTGTTAGCTGTTTAAAATATTCCTCATCATACTTCATGGGAAAATGACAATATCCAGCACCAGCATTTTGTATATTAAGTCTTGAATATATCAATTCTTTAGCTGTGTCTACACCAACAGGAAACAATGGACATCTCATGATGTTGTTTCGAGATGAACGACCAACAATAGTTTTAGCATCTCCAGCTTGACCTTTAATTGCAAAGATACGTCTTGCAAGTCTTGGTTTACAAAATTTATAAACTTGATTAGTATGATGACCACTATCTATACAACAAGATATAATTCTCATATCGTTATATGTTTTAGATAAATGTGTATCTAATTCATTCCAAATGTTCGGAGCAGAGGGATCTCCATATATTCGGAGATAGTCTAAACTCCAGCTTTCTTCATCTAATCCCCATCCAACTACTTCCATCTCTATTCTGTCGTCTTGGATGTCAACTCCAGCTGTAATTAAAACAACTTCATCAGGAACGGTATATTCTTCTTTACGTTTAAATAATCCCAAATCATCAATTCTTTCGCCCTCATCTTCCCAACTTTCGCCTAAATATGTATTAACAAACACTCTTAATGTTTCAGGCATTTTTTTTGCTGATAAAAATTCTTTAGCAGCTTCTTCCAATGAAATCCAAGGGCTATATAAACCACTTAAATGAAAACCAGCTATTCCAGTAAATTTTTCTGATGCTTTCCACACACCTTTTGCTATTGACCTTATTCTATCTGCATTATCTATTTTACCTTTACACTTTGGACAAACTAAATGTGCATTGTGTAAATATTCTTTATCAAAAATAACATTTTTCCATTCAAAGATATGACTATACTTACAATGAATACAAGGTACATAAAATTTTCTTTGGTCGCTATTTTCGTAAGCTCTCTCAATTCTAGACGCACCTGAAACAGTAGGTGTTGAAGTCATAATTAATTTACTATCCCAAAATGTTGCACTTCTACGTTTAGCGAGTAATACTGGGTCGCCCTCTGAACCAGCTGTACTCGGATACCTATCTACCTCATCACACATTACAATTTTAATTGGTCTACTTGCTAATGATGCTGGAGAGTTTGCTCCACAAGCTGTGATATGACCACCCTCAAATGTTTTATGTAATGTTGTATTTCCAGCATCACGACTTTTAGCATCTGCTACTTTATTAGTAATGATAGGAGTATCTCTTACCATTGTGCTTAATCTATCTTGTGACCAAGAACGTGCCATCTCTAAAGTTGGTTGAACCATAAGAATAGGTGCTGGTTCATAAGCAATATAATAACCAATAGTATTTAAAAGAGTTTCTGTTTTTCCTACTTGGGAACAGGACATTACAACAACCTCTTGAACAGAGGGGTCTGCACAAACATCCATTATTTCTTTTTGAAAAACAGCTCTAGATGTTTCAAATTTACCAGCTTCACTACTACCCTCTGGCGAGAGTACCCTAAACTTATCAGCCCACGCACTAACTGTTAGACTTGGCGGCGGCTTTAATAGGTTTAGACTTGACCTTAACACTTCTGACATTCCTTCTGTCATCTTTGGTAAGGTCTGCTCCTGCGATTTCATGGAGAGTGTCATATATTTTATCCTTTAGTATCAATTTAACTTCATTAACATTTTTATATGTCATAACAACTGGTGCAACCTTATTAGGCATTGATAATAATTTGTTTTTCAATATACTTAATAAATTAAGCCAGTTTTTCTTTACCTCATACTTGGTTATTAATTCCCCTTGTTGTTTTTGTTTTTCTATCTCTGCTAAATCAGCTTGTGCTTTTAATAATCTATTTCTATTAATTGCCAAATCCTCTGCTGTATATTCCCCTCCAATTTTAGCTTTTAAATAATCAATATATCCATGAACACTTGTTATCATTTCATATTCCCCTTTTGTTGCTTTAGGAATAATATCATCTTTTGCTAACTGTTGTATTCGTCTTTCAGATAATTTTAATAATTGAGAAATAGCTGATAAACTAATTTTAGCCATTATTTCTTAAAGTTACCAAGTGTATCTTTACAATAATGAAATAAAACTGTTTTACCTTTATATTTAGTAGTCATCCAAACATCCATTGAGTTAAGTTTATAATTTGCATTAGGAACAAACTTAACATATTTATAAAATGCTTGTTCGCAAGTAACTTTTTTAGTTACCATACCTACTGGAATTTTAACAAGTTCATAGCTGGTTCTATTTGTTAATAATCCTAAAATTAAAAATAACATATTCATTTAATGTCCTTGCCCTCTATATTTTTTATAATTACGTTTTTCATCTTTATTCATTCGTTTTTTATGACGACCTATCTGTGGTCTAGTTCTTTTAATGTGTGTATTAACTCCCCAACTACCTTTTGCCATCTTTTTTTAACTTTTCAATTCTTTCTTCTAATTTTGAGTTTTCCAACCACGCAATTTGATTATCATCTCTAAGTCTATCAATTTCTTTGAATAACTCATGTTCTTTTTTAATAATCCTATCTTTTAAAGTTGATAAATAAGAAATAGTATCAATAGTTTCTTCTATCACATCTTCAATCCATTCAGGAATAGATTTGCTATTATCAGACATAGTTTGTTTAAACTTTTTCATTCCTTGTTGGTGTCTAACAAATATTCTATCAACAACATCATTAATTACTGGGTCAGATGTTTTGAGTGCATATTTTTTCATTAATTATTGATTGAGTTTGATTAATTCTGCATTATCTATTTTAAGAGCTACATCATTTGATTTAACAATCATCTTTTTGGTCTCCACCCTGTGTTAAATGTTTTTTGAGAACCCCTTTTAGTCATACCAGCTTGGTCATGAAGTCTTTCCACTTCTTCTTCTTCCATTCCTAACTTCTCTTGAATAACTGCATCAGGTATTTTGTTTTCATCTTTAAGTTTTTGAACAATATCTGCCATTAACATTACTCCATGAACACCTCTTGCTCTATTATGTCTAATGGTACTCATCATTTGATTGGAAATATCTTTGTTGGTTAGTTTAACCACTGGCACCATACCCTCTGTCAGAATAGATACTTGTTTATCTTCTTTACATAACATCCATCTGTGGAAACCGTCTACAATCTCATTATTTTCTCGAATAACAACTGGTTGTGTCCATCCATCTTCAATCAATGAAATTTTTAAAAGTTTTAACTCTATTGGTGCAACGTGATTAGGATTGTAATCATTTGCTTTTAATTCACTCGATTTAACCCACTCTACATTACTGATCGGCATTTTGTCTTTGGACATCTGATAACTCCTTTGCATATAATTGTTTTCTTGATTCCCATTCACTAACATACTCTTTAGAGAAGTATGCCGCTTGTTTTCTATCTTTTAAATCTCCCCTAACTGCTATCTTTAGTAAAAATTCCCAACATATGCCAGTAATCGGATGTGGTGTTTTTTTAACAATAGGGTCAGGTGTTTTTTTCTGATGTTGGGAAATCAAATCATTAATTCTGTTTTGAATATGATTTTGTTCTTTTTTAGGAAATTTTCTAATCCAATAAGAAAGGTAATCTATCCATGACATACCATCAGGTTTATCAGGATTTTTTCTATTAGAATATAAAACAGTTAATGCGTGTCTTGCCGCTGTATTAGCACCTCTAACCCTTGTACTCATCTTGTCCCAAATATTAGGGAAACACTCACTATACATCCATAATCCTTGTAGAGGTTCTTCCCCATAAGGAGGGGCGCACCTTTGGGCAGAATGAGTAATTCCACATTTTTCCATAATGTCATAACTAATATTATAATCCCACCCAAAATGATCTGGGGCTGTCCAAACATCTTGTGTAGTAAAATCATAAATAGGATAAACTTTCCAATAGTTCCCAATGTTATTAGAAATGTTTTGTTGTTTTTTTGAACGTACTGGAAAACGAGTTAAATCAATTTTATTTCTTATTGCTTCTTGTATCGGCATTGTTTCTTTTGGTTGTATAATATAATTTTCATGCACTCGTTGAGATACTGCACGATACCTTGTTAAACTTTCATCTGCCCTTATACCCATCACACATCCAGTTCTTCCATAAGTATCAACTGGAAATAAGATTGGAAATAAAAAAGGGAGAGTTAGTCTAGCACTTGGCACATCACTATTATAATAATCAGCTTTTGTAATTGCTTCAGGAGGTAAAGGTCTTACCCATTTATCTTTTGCTTCATTCGCCCAAGGATACCAATAGGGTTCTGCTCTGCTACAAGCGTTCCTGTGGACAATAGGTAAACAATACCATTTAAAATTAATATCAGGAATTTTACTTACTCTACGACAATAGTCTTCTGTTTCATATGGGATTGCTTCTTCATCAAAGAAAACAACTTCTAGAGGTAAACGTTTTCTTTTTCTCGCAACGTCTAATGTTAAATTTAAACAAACAGTAGAGTCTTTGCCTCCACTAAATGATACAACAACAGTATCAAATTGGTCAAACGCATTGTTTAACCTTTCGTAAGCTAAATCTATTACTGTTTTATCTAGATTTTCTTTTTTTAATATTTTTCCCATATACAGTCCATAACCAAGCTACTGTTCCTGATGATAAAACTGTAAATACAGCTCCAGCTACTTTGTAGTGCAAACCTCCTCCAAAGTTTCCATAAGCCATTAGAGGTGCGCCAACAAATAGAGCAAGACAGATACCATAGAACATACCTTGTTCAGATAATTTCCCTTTTATAATAGTTAAAACAGTTGGAATAAGAGTTGATGCTCTTAATGTGCCATAAAATAAAAATAAATATAAAATTTTCATATCAGGTATATTAGCAATCAACAAACCAACAATAGCAAGTGATACCATTCCGATCTTTGCATATTGCATTTGTTTACTAATAGAAATTTTATTTCTCATTGCTATATCATGACCTATTAATGATGATACTGCACATAAAGCACTATCCAATGTAGAAACTAATCCACTAATTAACATAAATGCAAATGGAATTAATACCCACGTTGGTAATAACATTTGGGCAGTTATTATATTAATAAGTTGAGGTTTTCCCTCTATCCCTAACCCAGCGGCAACAAAACCTATAAGACCTGTAAATATTGGAACAACACCAAAAACTATTGCTGAACAAATAAATGCTTTCTTAATTTCTTTCTTCTTTGTTGCAAAAGTTCTTTGCCAAAATGATTGGTCGCCAAATGGACCAGCTAACAATCCTATCGTAACTACTATTCCAAATGAATACGCTACCTCTGCGTTAAATGGATTAGAGTATTCTCCTGATATACCCCCTATACCATCCATAACAGTTGACCATCCACCACTTTCAACAACAATCCATGGCACAACAACAACAACAACGATAAGTATAAACCACATCTGCCAGTAGTCTGTTAAAATACTAGCTCTAAGTCCACTTATAAAAGAATATGAAAGAGCTGTCATTGAAAGTATCAATGTAATAAGAAAAAAATCTAAGCCAGTTAAATATGCTATTACTGCACCACCAGCTAACAACTGAACAGCAAACTGACATACTGCTAAACCAGTTAATTCAATTAAATACATATTCTGTACTCTAGTGCTGTATGTATCTTTCATAAAAGATGAAAGAGTAAACCCTTTTGGACATAACTTTCTAATCTTAATCGCAAACCAAGTAAAAATTAAAAGACAAGCTATGTTTGGTACTGTAAACCAAAACAATCCAGCTATACCTTGCGTGTATGCTTTTAAGGTGGCAACAAATAAAGCTGGTGCCCATATCCAAGTTGCTGAAATACTAAATCCACTTTGTAACCAACCTATTTTTCTATCTGCTACTAAATAATCTTCTTTTGTTTTTGATGGCTTTAAATAATAAGTAGCCAATATTATCATTAATATTGCATACCCTAATAATATTACTAATCCCTCTATCTGTGTAAATGCACTATTCATTGTTTCTCTCATCATCTCTAGCAAGGTAAACTAATGCCTCTGCTGTTGTGTTTAATTTGTTTATTTGTTTTTGTAAATCCAAGTAGTTCATGACAACCAACCTTTCCTGAGGTTTCATTGTAAAGTTTAAATTAACCATTGCATCAGAAAAGTGTGGTGCTTCTATTGAAGATAATTCAGAAGCAGTAGTAACTTTGATTTTATCTAATTCTATTTCTAAATTTTGTAGTTCGGCATCTGAATACCCAGTTTGTGTGACTGGAAAGTTATCAATTCTTAATTTGTTTAATTCATCTTTTAATAAACTTACATCCCAAGCACTATCCTGACCTACTTTGTTATCTGCAATACGATAAGCTCTAACTTGATTAGCATTTAGTTCATCAACTATAATGCAAGGCAAATCAGTCATTCCTAATTCTTTAGCGGCCGCATACCTAGTGTGTCCAGTTATAATAATATATTCTCTGTCTAATAATATGGGTTGAGTAAAACCAAAATTTGAAATTGATTCCTTTACTTTAGGTAAACTTAATTCCATATTTCTAGGATTTTCTGCATAAGGTTTAATATCTTTTACTAATACTTTTGTTATTGTTCTCATTTTTGATCTTCTTTTATATTTTTAAAAAATATGTTTAAACTAAATGAACGTCTTTCCCCTTTAACGTCAGGTTTTTTAAACTTACTCCGAAATGGATAAACCTGATGATCGAGCCAATTTGGAAACATATATATATCTCCAACTTTGGGCTTAACTTTCATACTGTTGGGACAATTTAAACCAACCGTTCCATATCTAAAGTCTGTGTACCCTCCAAATGGGTTGTGGTCTTTATCTTCTTCTTTCCAATATTCTTCTATGTCATCAGGAAGTTTTAGAAACCCAAGACAAGATATTTGACAACCAGTATGAAAATGTAAAGGATTAAAATCTCCATCAAAAGAACGCACATACCAACCACTTGCTATACCAACTGTAAATTGTCCTTTGTTTGTTTCAAATGCTTTATCATCAGGGAACAAATATTTTGAACTAACAGCATTCAACCACTTAGAGTGTTTTACTATTAGGTCCTTTGTCATGTGATATTCTTCTTCTACTCTACCAGCTAACTGGTTACTCCAATCAATCTTTTCTTTTTTGTTGTTTCTTATATCATCACAATCTTGGTTCATGTCATTGAGAATTTCTTCAGAAAGCGTAGATTTTAAAATAACTGGACCAAATGGTCTAGAGAATATTACATCCATTTAGCAATCCAATATATCTGTAAGAAAGAAATCAATAGCAACAGCCAAACATACAAAAAATATAAAAACAACTATTAATGTTATTATCATTATTCTGTGTCTATCTAAAAACGAAACGAAATGCAAATATAAATAGACTGACTAGAAAGAGTTGACGGTCGGGCAAACCCACGTCACATATCCCAGTAAGGACCCGTGAATCAAGGGTTATTCGGTCTTTTTAATGGTAGATACCCCTTTTATAAGGGTTTTTGGTGTTATCTGAATCTTATCGAACGTTTCGCTCTATTAAACTCTGATGTGAAGATAGAAGTAATTATTCTTTTTACTAATACCCCCCCTCTCTCGTAGAAGTTTAGTCGTTTCGGATTCGGTACAGTAGGAACGAATGAATATAATAGTTTTCTCTTTTTTCCTTTGCCCTCCATCATCACAAATTTAGACCTACCCCCCTTACTATTTTTCATCACAAATACACCCTCTTTTTGTCCTAGTGCCTTTGGTCTGTAAGCAGTATTTCTTCTGAATCCTAATTTTCTTTTAGTATCTCTTGATGGTACGGCAATAAATTGACCTGAACGTGGTCGTCTAGTGCCTCCCTCTTGATGAGTAACGAGGTAATCTTTACCTGTCACATCAAGAACAGATGATTGTAAACGCCCTCTATAATAATCATTTTTATTAGAGAACTTCATTCTTAATACGCCTCTAGCAAACCTACTTGCATTGGGAGTGGCGAACCCTTGTCTAAATGTATTCTTGATAGCATCTTGTCTGACGTGCTTAGCACAAGTGTTTAATGTTCTACTGGCTACAAAAGGTAATTGTCGTTTAGCAAATTTAGACATCTGCTTTGAGAAGTGTTTAATATTAGATGTTACTTTAACAGACATCATTATTGGCAGCTCTCACATTCCCCAGTGTCATCTATAACAAGACCACCACTTTCATTTGTTTGGTCCTTTGCTTTACTCTTTGCACAATCACAGACACCACACTTACAACCCTCATGGTCTTCTTCTATACAATGACACAAATGTCCACACTTTTTACACAACGTATCATCCATTAGTGATATGTATTGTTTGGTGTTAAGTCTTTTTGTAATTGTACTCTTGTTTCTAGGTCTGCTCTCCACAGTATTGATTGTAAGGTTGCCCAGTCTACTGCTTTTGTAACACTAGCAAAACCCTTTATAGTAATAACAACATCTTTGCTTCTTGTATTAATAGTGGCACTTAATATACCATCATCTATTTTTGCTATTCTGCGACTACTAAATATTTCTCCCGAGGACTTCTTTTGTTTTGGTTCTTGGAGTTTCTTTTTTAATTTCTTCGATTGTCCCTCTAAATTGTTTATCCACTCTAAAATTCTTTGCTTCATCATAAGTTAACTCTCTATCAGTTTCTTGTAAAAGATTACAGTCCACACCCCAAATCTTTATTTTATAAAATAACTTATTCATAATTAAATTGAGGGGCATAGAAAATGAAGTATAAAACTATACCCCTCATGAGTAAAAAATGACTAAAGACGGAGGTTAATCCCTTTAAATCATTATCTATTATCTATATCTATAATAAAATTATTTGTCTAGTTCTATAACAGCATTTTTTTTAAAACGATGTATTTTATATTTTTTATTGTCTTTAGTAAATTCTTCGTAATCCCCAAATGTCCCTTTATGATTATAACCTAACTTTTGCATTCTACTTATAAGGGTCGGTGTATCTTTGGTTTCCTTAACTTCATCATCTAACCAACATTCCTGATTTAACCACGTTGCTGGGTGTTTGGTAAATTCTTTGTTTAATTGATGATGTTTTATATATCTATTAGTTAATTCTTCTATGGTTAATTCAAATTTTGATTTTTTAAATGATTTAAATGCTTTGCCTTTACCTTTCCTCATGTTGTTTGGTATGCTAGACCAAAATAATTCAAATTGTGTAGAGTATATACTTATTGTATTTACTTCTTTACTTATATTAGTGTCGGTTTTCGTTTGTCGCTGTACTCGTTGCTGTGTCGGTTGTTCAACAAAAAACTGGTATTTATCATAGTTAGCAATACTTATTTTTGTTATTCCTGTGTCGGTTACTGTACCCACCATCTTACCTCTTGTGAGTCGGTCTAAAAAGCGTCTTACCCTACTATTTGACCACTTAAACTTTGTAGCTAAAAAACGAATACTTGCCACATAGTCGCCTCTTTTGACTTCTGTAACTATATTTGTATTAGGAATCCTAATTGTGTCGGTTTTATAACTAGCGCCACAAATTAGCCATATCCACCCCTCCCTTTCAGTATATGGTTCTTCCTTGAACATATTATGATTAAATACTGACCTACCGATTTTTACATAACCAGCCATTAAACCTCCTACAATTTATTACTAGATATTACCTTTTCTCCTACTTGCTTCTAATGTTCTAAATAAATCAATAACAATTAATTCATGTTTTCTCATATTGTCTAATTTGAGAAACTTCTCTAAAGTGTCTTTTTGTTCATTGATGTGTTGTAGATTTTCTTCACTAGCATACCATTTTTGTTCTCTAATTCCGAAACTTAAATTATCAGAACATTTTTGAGTTATAAAAATGCCCTTTTTGTGTTTTCTTTGCCAGTCTAACCAATCTACTTGTACCTTTAGCTTAGCATGTTCTTCATCACTTTCTGCTCTTTTAACTAATGCAGTTTCTACTCTTTTTGTGTCTATCATTTTTTCTCCTTATTCTTAAATCCCCAATTATATTTATAGATTAAAAAACCTACTTTAATTTTAGGAATGTTTAATGTATGAGATATTCGTTTTACCATAAATCCTGATAAACTATTTATGCCTTTCTCATATTTCTGTATCTGTTGAAACGTTACGTTTACTGCGTTGCCCACTTGTGATTGTGTTAATCCTAATTGTCCTCTCCTTTTTTTTAATTTACGACCTATGATTTTTTTAGTGTTGATTTCATAAGTTGATTTATACTTTTTATTCGCCATCTTTACCTCCTATAAATATTGCAAATACTCTATCTAATAATGTTGATAAAATAGTAGAGTTTTTTTTTAACCTAGAATGAAATGCTTGAATAGATTTGCTTTTAATCATTCTCACATCAGATACCTCCATATTAGCAAAATCACAAACTATCATATGGTAATCAGACTTAAACCAATCATCTGCCTCTTGCATAATATGTTTTTTTTTCTTTGGTTTATTAAGAATTTTACTATCTTCGAAAATACCACAGCAATCCAAAATTGCTCTTTTGATAACTGCTCTCCATAAACGTACTTCCGAATGTAAATCTTTATTAAACAACACTTAATATCCATACTAACCTCCAAATAATTCATTTTGCCTCACATCTTTTGGTATCCACATAATGTCAAAAAGTTTATATGGTTTACCGTCAATTTTAGATATAACTTCTAGTGATGGTTTATGCAACAGTAACGAGAGTGTTTCAGAATTAATAGGCATTTTACCTTTAGAGTTTCCTCGTATTTTTAATTCAACACAAAGTCCTCCATTAGTAATTCCTAAATTTATCCAGTTCTCTCTTAAACTGACACATCCTTGCCAAAGTTTCTTAACTTTACAATCTAACATTATGTTATCCTCCAATTATCTGTAATGAAGCAAGTACCATAAACATCAAGAACAAACTGATTAGTTTCAAATATTCTGCCTGTTACTTTATCTGCACCATTTATCTCTCTTGCGATTTGTGTACCAAGTTTATTTACTGGTTTAGTAAATTGACCCTCCTCATTAATAACCATTTCTGTGCAATTAACTGCGTCAGGTAAAAGACTTATTAACTTCGGTAACTGTACAGGATAAATTTCAATTAAACCCTCTACGAGTTCTTGCATATCTTTAAGTAATAATGGTTTAGCAATAGGTTTACTTTCTATTTTATTAACTATCTCTTTTTTATTACTATCGCCTACTGACACTTCATAACAATGAATAATATGTACTTGTTTATCTATTCCAATCATATTCCCCATACCTCCTTTCTTGCTTTAATTTCATCCTTACCCCAATAAAAGCCATCAACATTGGGAACAATAAGAGTTTTTAATTCTTCTTGATCGAATCTTTCTAACATTAAGTTCATCG